GGAGATTTCTCTCCCCCTAGGTCACATCTTGCTAAACACTTAAGTTGATATGGTTAGATCACGTGAGAAAACTACAACAGGGCATTATACGCTCATTAATGGCTCCTCCTACCCAATTGAATGGGTGGATCGACTTATTGTTGAGGGCACTTACCCTGGGAGTTGTTCTCTCTGGCACTATAAGTATCGGGGATGGAATGGTACAGTTGAGTCTGAATCTGGGGGCGAACGAACTACGTTCGTCAACTACCCCGGAGACTACTCTTCTGCGCTAGTTTATTCAATGGGCATAGTTCATAAAGAACTTACCCGTTTAAATTGGAACAAACTACCATCTTCTAGTAAAGCGGGGATTATTCAAATCCTTGCTGAACTTGATGATACAATTGCTTTATTTACTCTACGTTTTTGGAAGAGCCTTTCATACGGCTCTATAACGTGGGGAGTCTTGCCTTTTGTGCAAGACCTTCAAGCAGTTGCTACTACGTGCCGAAATCTAACCGCGAATCTCGCACAGTTCTCGTATGAGGATTCCTATTCTGTAAATATTCCGTCGCAGCCTGATGCTGCGCCAAACACGTACGGTTATAGGGTCCTATCCGGAACCTGCTTGGTCCGTAAGACAGGATTAGGTGACATTTCTTTTCACCATCCTGGTTCTATTGCACTTGACAGGTTAGGGTTTCACCCTGATCTTGCCACTGCATGGGATCTCATCCCGCTTTCGTTCCTTGTGGACTACCTTCTTCCCATTGGTGATTATTTAGAATCACTCCGTATGGGCGGGTGGGTAAAGACAATGCTTTTCCAGGGTTGGGTTACTAGTAAATTCGCGATTGATTGCGAATACTATAATACTCAAACTGGTTACATTGGCCTTCGCGCACCTTATAAGATGGATGTCTTCAGGCGTTTTAGCATGAATGATGTGCTTATTGCTGACTTTACTCCACCTACTCAGTTGTTCAAAGTTCCAAATTTGAAACAATTGTTTAACTTGTTGTATGTGTTAGTGCTCAACAAAAGACATGCCTAATTAGGCGATCACCTACGGAGTTCTGTATGCCATTTGGAGATATCTCGGTTAACAGTAAGACTTTCAATCCTCGTCAACCTGGGACTTATGTCAAGTCCACAGTTACGTTCGGAGACCCTACAGATGAATTTCGCCTTCGTGGCGGTTCTTCACCTAGTAAGGATGGTCTTATTCGTTTAAGCGTAAGTCGCGTCTTTGAAAAAGACGTCACGGTCGCTTCTGTTACCAGTCGAAAAGGTGCTATTGCAACTTTATCGATTGCTATCCCAAATTCAGGCTTCACAGCCAGTGAAATGGATGTGTTAGCGTCTGATATCAGTGAGTTCGTTTCAGCTACAACGCTGACTCGGCTCCTTCAAGGCGAAATCTAATACTGTTGCTGACTTATAACTTAGGATCGAGGTTTTCTGCGACCCTTGTTCTTAAGGAGACGTCCAGTGGAATTAGATTTAATTGACGTTTTTAAAAGGTTAGCATTTGATGTTGACCTAGACCCGTATACTGTAGGCTATTGCGTGAAACGTATAGCCCGTGAAGGTATTACCTTCCTTACAGTAACGCTTCCTGAATTGTCGAAGTGCGTGCTTTTATCCCTTAAGAAAGGATATTTCGTACGTCCTACGTCAATCTGTTGGAAACGCCAGTCTCTCCGATATTTCGCGAAGTTTCTGAATAAGATCTTTGATCCTGGAACAGGGCTCTTACTTGAAGAGCCTTGTGCATTGAGTTTGTACTCTTTGCGGCAGCTATGCGAATATAATTATAAGCTAGCTTTGCCTTTCAAGGAAGAAGTATTAGATGAGTTTGAAGACACTTTCGTCAAAACTGACGCTAGTGTTCCTTCATTTGGCGGTTATGACTCGGAATGGGTGGATCAACTTCGAAAAGATTTTGAAACATACCATTCAGACTTATCTAGGCTTACTGTGGACGACATTTTACATGAAGTTTCACCTAAACCTGGACCTGGGACATTTTCTTCGAAAAAGGAATTCGAACGGGATACAAATATAAAATGGTATCACCGCGCTTCTTCCGATTATTCTTACCCGGAACAATTTGAAAATTGGTCTTGGGCAAGTCGTCCGTTGAAAAGTGCACCGTTAGCTCGTTTAGCTCAAGACCCTATCATCTCGGAAGTACTTTTCGTACCCAAAGATAGTAGAGGTCCTAGAGTTATCGTTAGGGAACCTTTTCCCCTCTTACGCTATCATATGGCATATAATACCATAGTGGCGAATAAGTTGGAGCGAGCTACAAGTTTTCGAGTCAATTTCAAAGATCAGCTAGCAAATCGTGAGCTAGCTGCAGCAGCGAGTATGACGGGCGGGTGGGCAACTCTTGACCTCAAAAATGCTAGTGATAGCGTTTCTGCTGCAATTGTTGTTCATTTATTCAGACACTCACCAGGACTAAGTGCTTTCGTCAATAGACGGTCGCGCTTTGCTAAACTTCCTTCTGGGAAGCTTATCAAGTTAAATAAACTTGCTGGTATGGGTTCTGGTTTAACCTTCCCTACGATGAGTCTATTGATTCATCTATCTTGTACCCGTGCAATCGTTAACTTCTCAGGGATGCCTTACGAGGCTGCTAAGAAATTAGTATACGTATATGGTGACGATATTATCGTCCCCACGAAATTCGTTCCTCAAGTAAAAAGAGGACTTGATAAAGTCCATCTTACTCTTAACGAAAGCAAATCGTACGATTCCGGACCTTTCCGAGAATCTTGCGGAGGTGATTACCTCAACGGCCAAGATGTCGCCCCTGTACGAAATAAGTTATCCGGTTGTGTTCTTACGGTCTCTAATACTAGTCATAAACTAACTCTAAGTGGAAACTTAGCGTTATTGCAACTAGAACGACACTGTCGCGAGCTTATGCACGCGGGTTTAGTTCGTCTTGCTGACTATTATTATAGTATTATTGAACGCAAATACGGCCGTTTACCGATTGTACATGGGTCTAGTCCGGTGATAGGTCGGTTTAGCATTTTGCAACCCGACTATCCTCAGGATGAGACTGGAGCTTATAAAACTCATAGAGTTATATATCCAGTGCCCGTTGCTGAAGAAGCTTTCACAGATCCATATATACATCTGCGGTCGAGGTTAGTCAGAAGACAACCTGCCCCGCTAGCGTATCTTTCTGAATCTGTGGATGGGTCCACGTTTGGTGAGGTTAATGTTCCTCGCACTGTTAAGTATCGTCGGACTCGCGTCTCCGGCTTCCGCTTAATGGGATAACCAAAAACTAGAAGGTCCGAGTTTTACTCGTGGGTGCAAGTTCCCTTCCTT